TTTAAAATGGACACCACCATTTATTGTTCCTATTGTTGAAACACTATTAAAGATATTAAATCTTGCTGGATTAATAGATATGGTTGTTTCTTTATTGATAACAACAATAGGTAAATTTACTGCAATAATTCCTATGTTACAATCACAATTAATGGCTATTTTAGCACAATGTGCAGGACAAGTTGCTGGTGAAATGAATAAAGAGGATTGTTTAGAAAGTGGTGGAGTTTGGATTGATCCTGATGAAATAAAGGCTTTACAAGATATGTATGATAAGATAGTAAGTGAGACATCAGACCTTGATTATGATGATGGTTCTTCTGTAGGGTTCTGTTCAATTACAGAACATTTAGATAAGGAATCATGTGAAGCAGCAGGTGGTACTTGGACGGATTTAGATACAGATACAGATTTTGATAATGTAGATACTTCTGCATTATCTAATGAATTGTCAAAACAATTAGAAGAATTGGATAGGTGTTTTGCAGACCCACAATTAGATGATTATTTAAAAGGTTTATAAAGGAGATTATAAAATGAAAAAACAACAGCTAATAAAGATAATCGAAACCATAGTTCGTAAGGAAGTTAAAAAACAAATGAATGAGATATTTATTAAAGATAATGACTCATCTTCACTTACCGAATTAGTTTCACAACCAATAACCGAAAAAGAGTTCAAAGAACCTATTAGGAAGCAATATAAAGCTAAACCTAAAGAGGAAGTGAAATATACTTCAAATGAGGCACTTAATAAAGTTTTGAATGAAACCGTTGGTGGAGTTCCACAAGGAGAAAGTAGTGAATATCCAACTATGGGTGGTGGAATCTACGATAGTAGTAAGATAAATGATATTCTTGTTAGAGAATCAGGATATGGAACTACAGAATCCGTAAAGGAAAAGAAACGAGAAATAGCAGCAGTAGATACTATTAAGAAAGCTGGTGTTTCAGTTGACCAAGTTCCAGACCATGTAACAGACGCTTTAACTAAAGATTATTCTAAAGTGATGAAAGCGATTGAACAGAAAAAGGGTGGTGGAACGAACTATCGTCCATAAGAGGTGAGTAATGGCATTAGATAAAAATTTTTTAAAGTATAAACTTGAGAAAATTAAAAATGATAGAATTTTTAAAGACCAAGATACTGAAACTAAAAAGAAAATAAGAAAAGAAAATGCTAAAGTATCAGCTGAAGAGGCAGACGCAATACATTCTTATTTAACAGGTGAAGATGAAATAGATAGACTTGATAATAAATCATATTTAGAAAATAGATTACCTGGAAGTCTTTTTATAGGTAGAGGAAATCAGTTAAATATTAGACAAGTTCAGACTAATCCTAAATCTAAAAAATCAAGATTATCAAGATTATTAAAAAGATTTAAAACAGTTGCTAAAGCAAACATTGACGAGTCTAAACAAATAATAGTATTAAAAAAAATATTTGATAAATTAAATCTTAATTTTAAGTTTGGTGAAATAAAAACAGATGGAACTTTAGTTGCAGGTGGATATAAAACACACGATAGTAGAGATGAATACGAAGGAATTACAGAAGATTATATTGTAACTGATGTTGTTGAAAATGCAGATGGAACTTTGACATACATTAGAAAAAGAATTATAGTAAAAAATGGCTTGATAGTTGGTCAAGATATAATAAGTCAATAGGAGAATATAAATGGGAGCAAGAGAAAAAGATTTAAATCCAGATATACATATTGGATTAAAACTTCCTATGGGATATTCTGATTCTGGATACTTTAAACAAACTAAAACTACACTTCAACAAGCAAAATATAATATTATTAATTTGTTGAAAACTATTCCAGGTGAAAGACTTGGACAACCAGAGTTTGGTTCAAATTTACATTCAATATTATTTGAACCAATGAATGAAGATTTTAATGATATATTAGAAGATTCAATTAGAACATCTTTAGGAACTTGGTTGCCATATATAAACATTAAAAATATAGAAATTACAATGCCAGATTATAATATTAATCAAGTTAATATAACAATAGATTTTGGATTGTCATTTGAACCCGATAGGTTTGGAACTGTATCAGTAAGTTTTGACCAATTTGAATCGGCTATTAATCAATAAGGGAGAACGAAATGGCTACAAAGGGAGTCAGTAAAGACGTAAAATATTTAAATAAAGATTTTTCTGCATTCAGAGATGGTCTTATAGAATTTGCCAAAACATACTTCCCAAATACATATAATGATTTTAACGAATCAGACCCAGGTATGATGTTTATAGAAATGGCATCATATGTTGGTGATACATTGTCCTATTACATGGACGAACAATTTAAAGAAAGTATGTTAGCTTTTGCAGAAGAAAAGAAAACCATATATGAAATTGCACAAGGATATGGATATAAACCAAGACAGGCTTCACCTGCAACCGTAACTCTTGATGTATTTCAAACAGTTCCTGCAGTAGATACAGCAGATGCCGATACTGGACTAAGAGGACCAAACGAAGATTATTGTTTAAATATTCCAGCAGGAATGCAAGGTACTGCAACTAATGGAACGGTTTTTAGAACTCAAGAAAATGTAACATTTAGAGATTCAAGTTCGTTAAGTCCAAGAGTAGATGATATTTTTGAAGTTGATGATGAAAGTAATGTTACAAAGTGGTTATTAAAAAAACAAGTAAAGGCAATAAGTGGAACTGTTACTACTGAATATGTAACCTTTGGAGACGCAGAAAAATATAAAAGAATTGCACTTTCACAACAACCCGTATTAGAAATAATTTCAGTAACAGATGGTGATGGAAACAAGTGGTATGAAGTTCCTTTTTTGGCACAAGATACGGTATATGCAGAAATGGAAAACACTACAAACAATTCTCCAGATTTAGTGGGTGGTAGAAATTTTGCACCATTTCTTTTGAAACTTAAAAAGACATCTAAAAGATTTAAAACTTATGTTAGACCAGATGGTAAAACAGAAATGAGATTTGGTTCTGGAGTAGCTACAGGAGCTGATGAAGAGATAATTCCAAATCCAAGTTCTGTTGGTTCTAATTTACCAGGAACACCAAGTTTTCTTGATACGGCTTTTGATCCAGCAAACTTTTTAAATACTGAAACATATGGTCAATGTCCAACTAATACAACTCTCACAATTCAGTATTCATATGGGGGTGGAGTTGAAGATAATGTTGCATCAAGCACAATTAATAATATTACATCACATACTCCAGAATTTGATAGTTCTTTATCATTAGATACAAATATAAAAACATCTACATTGGATTCAACTGCAATAACAAACGCAGATTCAGCAACTGGAGGTGGTGGTGCAGAAACACTCGAAGATGTAAGAGTAAATGCAGCAGCTTACTTTCAAGCACAAAGTAGAGCAGTAACAAAGGATGATTATATTACTCGTGTGTATTCATTACCACCAAAGTATGGTAATGTTGCAAAAGTATTTATGTTACAAGATGAACAAGTGGCTGCTATGGGACAAAACGAAGGTGATCCTACATTTCAACCTAATCCGTTAGCATTAAATATGTTTTTGTTAGGTTATAACAATGATAAAAAATTAGTTGGTTTAAATAACGCAGTTAAAGAAAATATAAAAACTTATTTAAGTCAATATAGAATCATGACAGATGCAGTACAACTTAAAGATGCTTGGATATGTAATATAGGAATTGATTTTGCAATTTATACCAAAAGAGGATTTAATAAAAATGAAGTTTTGTTAGGTTGTGTTGAAAAATTAAAAAGATATTTTATGATAGATAAATGGCAAATAAATCAACCAATTGTTTTAGCTGATATATCTTCTGAATTGTTATCTGTAGAAGGAGTGGCAACCGTTGTCAAACCTTTTGAAAATAGCACAGAACTCGTTCAAGTTTCTAATAAATTTGGAACTATAGGTGGAGTAGATTATTCTGATAATATTTATGATTTACATTCTGCAACTTTTAATGGTGTTGTTTATCCGTCAGTAGATCCTGCAATATTTGAAGTTAAATATCCCGACTCTGATATACGAGGTAGGGTGATGGGAGACTTATAATGCATTATTTTGAATACGCAACCAAAGATACAACATTATATGAAGTAAGTCAAAGTTTAAATACTGGACTTGATGAAATACTTGAAATTAGAAAAGATACTAATCCAGATGGTTCTGTAGTAAATGTTTCTCGTGCCTTAATTAAATTTGATATGACTTATATTTCCGAATCAGTATCGTCTGGATTGATTACTTCTGGTTCAAAAACTAAATTTCATTTAAATTTATATGATGCAAATTCTAATGAGTTACATATATCACAAACATTATATGGATATCCAGTTAGTCAATCTTGGGAAATGGGTTCAGGAAGAGCACAAGCAAATCCACTTATAGAAGATGGGGCAAGTTGGAAGTATAAAGATAATAATGATGATGCAACAAATTGGTCAGCTGCAATAACAGCATCTGGTGGAACTTGGTATAGTGGAAGTGGATATGAAGCATCTCAATCATTTACTCACGAACCAAAAGATTTAAGAATGGATGTTACTGATATTGTTTGGAAGTGGTTACATGGAACTGTTCCAAATGAAGGATTTATGTTAAAGAGAAGTGGTAGTATGGGAAATGCAGATTCAAATGTAGAAGAGGGTAATAACACAAAGTATGGACATTTTGTATTCTTTGGTAGAGATACCAATACAATTTATCAACCTAAATTAGAAGTAGTTTGGGATGATTCAACTTGGGCTACTGGTTCATTAAGTCCACTAACATCTGATAATTTACAAGATATGGTTTTGTATATGAGAGGATTACGACCTGAATATAAAGAAAAATCAAAAGTAAAATTTAGAGTTATAGGTAGAGAAAGATATCCTGAAAAATCATATGCAACAAGTGGATATAGTACAGGATATACAACTGTAAAATATCTACCAAGTGGTAGTACATATTATCAGATAAAAGATGCATATACAGAAGATATTGTTGTTCCATATGGAACGGGTTCAATAGTTAGTTGTGATTCAACAGGAAATTATTTTAATTTTTGGTTGAACGGATTACAATCAGAAAGATTTTATAGAATTGAATATAAAATTGTAAGTGGAAGTGGAACATCAGATGAAACAGTAGAGTTTTATGATGAGAAACATTCCTTTAAAGTAGTGAGATAAATAATGGCATTTATAATAGTAGAACCTTGTGTGGGAACTTGTGATACAGCCTGTGTGGATGTATGTCCAGTAGATTGTATTCACGGCCCAATCGATAAAGATGGAGCAGGAGCAGAAGTTCCTACATTAGATACAGTTGATGGATTACAATTATATATTGATCCTGAAGAATGTATTGATTGTGGAGCCTGTGATCCTGAATGTCCAGTAGAAGCAATTTATGAAGAAGAGGAAGTTCCAGATGAATGGAACAAATATATTAAACTTAATTATGATTTCTTTGGTAGGGAGATGACATAATGCCATATACAAAAGATGAATTAGATAATCTTCCATTTTATCAAGGACTTGTAACAGGAGATGAATCTAAGTATTTAGAAATGATAGAAAAAAGAACTGAAGCTGGTAATGTAGAAGATGGTATTCTTAGAGATTCAAAATCTAAAAATATTATTTTGTTTGAAAAAATAAATCCAGGACAAGGAACTGATGGAACAAGTTATACTGAAAATTCTTCTCTTTCATATCAACATGGATATTTCAAATACGAAGAAACAGAAGAAACTAAAAAAATAATAGATAGAGAATTTACGGAATTCTAATGAGTAAGAAAAAACAATTAACACTTGATTCCAATACAGGAAAATTATCAAGATTACAACAGAAAGATTTACCATTAATTGCAATTGATGGTTTAACTGATGGTGATATATTGGCTCCTTTTGGGACGCTTACTTCAGATATAATAGAGTATTGTGTTTATGATACAAATGATAATTATCTTGCTTCTGGACAACTTCAATATCCACTTCCAAATAATTTAGATATTGGTTCTCATGTTAGAGGTCTTGGTTATGAACGAGGAACATATAAAATAGTATATAATTTTCTAAGACAAATAGGTGGTTCTAATAAATTTATATTAACTAAAAAGCGTGATAAGAGTATCTATACTGGTCAGTATATGATAGAAACAAATGGTAAAATATATGCTAGTTATTTTGTAGAAGGTGAAGTAGAAGCTCGTTTACTTGACGACAAGGGAAGAGATATAGAACTACTTGTTCAAGATGATAAGTTTTGGTTACAAGAAATTTCACCATCTCGAACTGAAATAAGATTAAGACCAAATCCTGCTATTGTTGATCCAGATTATTTTGAACAATTTAGATTGTTGGGTTATACTTGTTTGTCATATTCAGATGTAAGTGGAGAATCTAATATAACATTTAATATAGATGGAAATGTTGCAACTATAAATGGTGGAAATATAACATTAGATAGTGCAATGGAAGGTGGAACTCTTAAACTAAGAGATGCCTTTGTTATAGATTATGATAAAGTAGATGAACAAATAACAAGATATACTCCAGTAGTTGATAATGAAATAATTCCAGCTATTCAAAACTTAGTAACCAATGGTGATTTTCAAGAGGGAAAAGATATATCTGAACTTGGAGTTAAAAGAGATAATTATGAAATTCGTACAGAAGCTAATCCAGGTAATAGTAGATATGTTTTAGAACACATATCAAATGAAACCGACAATGTTTATCAACTCTTATTAAATGGTATTCCAGGTGAAAGTTATATAATTAGTTGTTGGGTACATTTTTCCCAAGATTGGCCAGAACTTCAAAAAAGATTATTTTTTGGACAAGTAGAATCTGACGGAACATTTATAAATTTTAATGATTCTACATTAGTTAATGATACTAAAGAAGTTGGAATGACTACTTGGGAACAAAGATATTCTATAATAACAATACCAACAAATTCTAATGGAAGTATAAAATTAAATTTAGGTCAAACTGCAAGTGAAACAACAATTGGTGCTAGGTGGATTACGAATGTTCAAGTTGAAGCAGGAGCAGTTAATGGAAAACCAACTCCATTTGTATCTAAAGAAAGAGTAGAAGAAGAAGATTCACCGACAACTGGATTGATTACATTTATAGAAGAGAATAAAGTTCAAGCCACATTTGCAACAGAAGATAGTGGATTTACATCATTAATGAAAGCAGACGAAGAGGGTAGGGGAAATGGTATCTTAACAATTAAAGATGCATATGTTATAGACCAAACCTATACACAAAATGACGAATTGATTGTAATTGATGATATTCCTTTAAAGAATCCAGATGGATCAGATATTCAATATGGTGAAAGAGAACATAAGGCAAGAATAAGTCCTTATCATGGAACAGGAACTGCAAATAGAATTACACTTAGAGTTGATAATAATTTTACTATAACTTCTTTTGATGAAAATGGAAATGAAACAGAAGTAGGAACTTCATTTGGAGAATCAGGAGCCTATCTTAAAACTTATGATTTTCCACTTCCAAGTAATACTGCACGATTAGAAATTTTAACTCGTGAAAACAATGGAGCGGCAGGATTTATAGGAAAAATTACTTGGAATGGTCAAGTATATAGAACAGGAGATGGACAGGCTTCTTATTCAGACGAGGAAGATTGGAAACGTGACCATTATGCCGATTCAGGTCAAGAAGATGTTCCAGATGAATTAATTACTTATTCCGATTCATCAGGTCCATTTAAAATTATATCAAATTCTACAAACCCAGATGATTTAAATTGGACAGAGACAAATGCAAGTTCACTAAAAGCTGGTGGTAAATTAAAAAAATCAAAATATATTTGGGCAACTGAAAAAACAGACAATCAAGATTTAGTTTGGGAATGGACTCCCGAAACTTCTGTAACTGATTTTATATGGAAATTTCCAGATCCAATTTTAAGGTCTGATGCAGTAAAACCACAGGGATGGTCAGATGGATTTAATTCATTTGATTGGGGTGGTAACACAGATATAATAAATGAAAGGTCATTTTGGCATAGTGGTTGGATAGGACATCACGCAAAATGGGTAAATGGTGATGGTGAATTCGGTGGAGTTGCTATGAAGTTCATCGACCAAAATTCTCAGTATGGTACACCTAATCATATAGATTATGAAGGTGACCATAAAACAGCAAATACAAGTAATGGACCTACTACATTAGCACATAGATGGATGGGTATTTCACAAACATTACCACATTCAATGATAGCACAAGGAATCAAACCAGGCGACCAAATTACAGTTAGTTGGTCTCAAAAATCTGATACACCAAGTAAAGGTGCAATGGTGGGATTACACCATTACAAGAAAAGTGATGGAAATGTTACTTGGGGAGAAAATATTGGAAACAACCAAGATTCAATGGGAGAAGGAAGTAAAACAGCTTTTGAACGAGAATTTTTAAGATATAAAGCCGTTTCTAAAACTGGAGAATGGGAACAAGTAAGTTGGACTGGAACGGTTGAAGAAGATTGGAATTTAAATAAGGCCACTACTCTTTATGTATATGGTCAATATGGTCCTGAAGGAGTTTTGTGGGTAGAAAATGTTCAAGTTCAAATAACAGAATTTGATTCAGTTGTAAATGCCAAACCACTAACAGCAGATTTAGTTGGGGAAATTGTAGAAATTAGTGGAGATACTGCTACATTATCTAATACATATAATGAATTAGCACCTAATGGTACAATATTTGATAATGAATCTAATATACAAAGATGGAATACATTTACAAATTTCTTTGTTGATTATACATCATCACTTGACGAATCAACTCCTGTATATGGTACATTACGAGGTGATATTGAAAGTATAGAGAATAATATTATTACTCTTAAAAACACTTATGCAGAACTTGGACAACAAGACGGACATGATTTTGAAAATACATTAGATATAAATCAAGGTTCTACATTTAATAAATGGTTTATACAATATCCAAATGATAATCAAAATGATTTAAGTAAATTACTAAAAGTAGGTCCTAATGATTATAGTTTAGTAACGAATTTTAAAGTTGATACCCAAACTTATCCTGAATATCCATATTCTGTAGCTTATAAATTATATGAACCTTTACCTGAAAAGATTAATGAAAAAGATTTTGTTACAGTAGTAAGAGAAATGATTCCACCTATAGAGGAAAAGTTTACTCTTGTTCCATTTGTAGAAGAATATATTAGTGATGTAGTTTTAAGAACTCCAGAATTTGGTAATGTAAATAGTCCAATAGGAGCAGGACAAACAGAATTTAAAAATTATACTCAATTGGTATCATCTGATACTGCTATGAAAGAGAACTTAGAAAATGAACTTTTAAGTGGAAGTTTAAGTGCAGATATTAATGTTGAACATCATTTGTTTGAAAATTTTGTTCATTTTAGTTCAGCCGAACAACGAGTTAAAAACTTTAAATATAAATTAGATTTAATAGAACAATATACAGATAGAAGTGCATCTTTAGCGGGAACTAATAGTGGTTCAATAGGATTACCAATTGGTAAACTTAGTGTTAAAGCAGATCCAGGAGCTGGGGGATATTTAAATATTTCTGGTTCTGAATCAGCACATCCACCATTTACTCCAGTAAGTGGTTCATTAACACAAATTCAATCTTGGGAAGCAAAACGTCGTGAAGTTATTAATAACTTTGATAAATTTGAAAAATATATGTTTAATCAAAGTTCTTCTTTTTCAAGTCAATCTATTGGATTATTCCATGATAATGCGTGGCCAAAAGAAAGTGGGGCTGGAACATATTCAAATCCATATGTTCTTTATAGAACTTCACAATCAATTGCAACAAATTGGTATACAGAACAATTACTTTCTGCATCAGCATATGACAAGTCAAATAAAAATAGATTACGAGGACACTTACCAATGTTTGTCCAAGATGATAGTGAAAATGATGTTTTTCTAAAGTTTGTTGATATGATGGGACATCATTTTGATGATATGTGGGTGTTTGTTAAATCAATGACTGATGTTCATGATAAACGAGATAAATTAACAGAGGGAATGGCAAGAAATTTATTAGAACCAGTTGCAAAATCACTTGGATGGACGGTTCACGATGGTAAAGATTTAATATCATTACCACAATATATGTTTGGAATGCAAATAAGTGGTTCAGAAAAACCACAAGAATATTCGATAACTCCAGACAGAGATATATCAAGAGAAATTTGGAGTCGTATTGTAAATAATATGCCATATTTCTTAAAGACTAAGGGAACATCACGAGCAATTAAAGGATTAATAAGTTGTTATGGTATTCCATCAAGTATTTTACGAGTTATAGAATACGGAGGGACTAAACTACCTGGACAAACTGCGGCACATTTCTTAACAAGAAAATTTACAAAGGCTCTCGATGTTTATGGTTCTACTAATAATACATATGTTCAATATAATGCTTGGAGTCCTGTAATATCTGGTAGTGCACCAACTAATAGAGTTCCAGATACAATAGAATTTAGATTTAAAGCAGCAACAGGTTCAAATCAAGTATTGGTAAGACGAGATACAGATTGGGCAATTAGATTAAAAGATAATGGTTCTACAGATAATCGTGGTTATGTATCATTTATGTTAAGTGGTAGTGATGGATATAAAGAAGTTTCATCTTCTAATCTTCCTGTTTATGATGGAGAATTTTGGTCTGTAATGTTAACGAGAACTCTATCTGGATCTGGAGCATTTGTAGCAAGTGATGCTGTAAATCAAGATGTAGCTTATAGTTTATATACTAAACAATATGATGCTGGACGAAGTAAAATTGTTTATGAATCAACCGAAACTATGTATATAACTGGTTCGAGTGATGCGGTTCAACAAACATATAATTTGGCATATTCTGGAAGTGCTAAAACAGTAACACTCGGTGGTCCTGAACAAAATACATTTTTTGGTGAATCATTAAGTGGTTCTATGATGGAATATAGAAATTGGACAACAGCTTTAAATACTGCATCATTTGACAATCATGTTGCCGCTCCAATAGCATTTGATGGTAATACACCATCCGCATCTTATATAGATTTAGTTACTCGATATTCATTTGATGATGATAAAGATTTAAGTGTATCTGCAAATCAATGGTTTCAAGATGTAACAGCAGATACATCATTTACTGCATCAGCAACACCATATAATTACACAAGTGGACTTAAAAATAGTGGTGGGACACATTTTTCATCCGTAGTAGATGAAACAAAAATGAAAGTTCCTAATTTGGGTCCAAGTGGTAGGTCATCAAGAAAGGTAAGAATTGAAGCAGATGAAAGAATTGATAAAGTTGGTAATCCGATATTAAAGTTTGGTGAGAGTATAACGATACCAGCTTACGATAAAGCTCCTGTAGATTCAAATAGACTTGGAGTATTCTTTTCACCATCAGCAGCAATTGATGAAGATATTATAACTTCAATGCCTAATATTGATTTTGACCAATACATTGGTGATCCACGAGACCAATATAAAGAAACTTACACAGGATTAACAGAGGCAAGAAATCTATATTGGCAAAAATATTCAGGACCTAATAATTTTTGGGATTATTTAAGATTATTAAAATATTATGATAGTTCATTATATAAACAAGTTGCAGATTTAGTTCCAGCTAGAGCTAATGCTACAATTGGTATTTTAATTGAACCTACGGTTCTTGAAAGAGATAAAATAATTGTTGGTAAAAAACCTACATTTGAAACACAACATCACAAGACCGTTATAGATACCATGACATATATTTCTGAAAGTTCAGAGTATAAGAATTTTGAAAGAGCTATAAATTACTCTAATCCATTTGGTATCAATCCACATTCACAGACGACAGGTTCTTATATATCTCAATCTGCTGCATACGAAACAATAGAAGTATCTTTAACTTATACAGATCCGTTTAGAGTTAATTATTATACACAACTTAGTGGTTCAGAACCAAGAGGATTTATTTCTGCGTCATCCGAATTATTAACAGAATGGGGATTAGAGACAATGCCACTTAACTTATTTGATCCACATAGATCAAATAATAGAAAACAAGTTACTGGATCTTCAATAGAAATTTCAGCAACATTTAGTTCGTTTAACGCTCCAAGTCATACTTTAAGTCAAAATGCAGCTGGAACGGGTTCATTTGTCTTGAAACATATTTTAGAAAGACCATCAATATATGACATTGGTGATTTAGATACAAGTGGGTGGTATGGAGCTGATTATTATAATTCAACTATACAATTAGGAAGTGTTAAATCTATATTTGAAGAAGTGGTAATGCCACGATATGAGAGAAACGTAATATCACAATTTAATGATGAAATAGAGTATTTTTATTCATCTTCTTTAAGTGCATCATTACATAAACCATATTCATCAAGTTTTGTTAGAAGTGATTTAGATAATAGATGGGATGAATCAATAGGAACTGATAGATTATTTTATGTAGGGTGTGTTCAAACAGAAACATCAACGGTATCTGATACAGTTGGATTATATGCTGATAATACACCAGCTGTAGATGTGGTATTGGTATCACCTACAAAATTAACAACAACGGATAAAACAACTACTAAGATGGATGTTAAGAATAAATAATGACAAAAATTGAAAAGGATTATATTTATAAGAGAAGAATAACAAGTTTTATTATGTCGATCTTATAAATTATATAAAATCCGAATTATTACATAGGAGAAAAAACAATGGGATATTTAGATAATTCAAGCCGAACATTAGACGCTATTTTGACAAAGAAAGGTCGAGAAATTCTGTCAAGTGGTGGAGATTTTACGGTAACAAAATTCGCATTAGGTGATGATGAAGTAGATTACGCCTTATGGGATACTAAACACACCAGTGGAACTGATTATTATGGTGCAGTAATTGATAATTTACCAGCACTTGAACCTTTTAATGATCCTTCAGAGATTATGAAGTATAAACTCGTAACAAGAAGTGAAGGATGTAGAGCAATGGTTAAGTTACAAGATGGTGGTGGAACTGCAACTGAACTTGCAGCATTAAAATATTATCAAAATCCAGGAGCAGGAGATGGGTATAGAACATTAGTTGTAGGTAATGCTGATGTTTCAACAAAACTCGGTGGATTTCAAAATGGCTCATCAATAATAAAAGTATCAAGAGTGAATAACGAAGATTTAATGGGTAATGTTGATTGGTCTGCATTAGTAGGTGAGTCTTATACAGTAACTTTATTGGATTCAAGTATTGGTGTTTTAGCACCAGCCGCAGCAGCTCCTGATAACGAGTCAAATCCTGTAATTACTACTCAATCTGCAGTAGGTCAACCACTTACAACACAAGATTCATATTGGGTCCCGTTTGTAGATAATGTTCAACATATATCTCAAACCATAAGGGATTGTAAAATAGTTTCAGCAAATACATTAGAGTTTGGAACAGGCACAGTAGGAGAAGGTGGTGGAAATCTAACATTTTATCCTAAGAGTATTACACAAGCTTCTACTACTACTTCTTTAATAGTAACTGGTCAAAGTTCAGGAGCAGTCATAGAGTTTGATATAACAATTACACTTGATACTACATTAACATAAGGTAAATCATGGGATTTATAAATAATACTTCATACATATTAAATGCAGTATTAACCAAAAAAGGTAAACAATATCTTGCAAAAAGTGATGGTAAATTTAATATTACTAAATTTGCTTTAAGTGATGATGAGATAGATTATACCTTATGGGATACAGCACATCCAAAAGGAACTGATTATTATGGTGCAGTGTTAGAATCTACACCAATGTTAGAACCTTGTGTAGATCCTGAAGTAGTAATGAAATATAAATTAATTACTATGCCAGCAGGAACTAAGGCGTTACCATATATTACTAATGTAAATCCATTGAACGGAACTGATAATTCTTTAGAAAGTTCATATAATCCTACTCAAATACCTGAGTGGAATTACGATACATCAATGATACAACCAAATACGAATGGAGCAGATGGTAGTTTTTCAGCAGAAAATTATAGTTTTTTGGTATTGAATAAAAATGTAGTTGATATAGCTGGTGGAAGTGGGGGAGGCCAGCTAGATAATTTTGATGTTGGTGCAGTCTATAATGAAGAAAGTGGTAGAACAAGTAAAAAGGTTGTCGGTAGAGAGGCTTTAATTAAAGCAGGTGCAGGTGGATTTGGAACATCAAGAGAAACTTCTATTATAATAACTGGTCAAATGTCAGGAGCAATATATGTTCTACCTGTAAAAGTTAATTATGTAGATAATACACCATCGGAGTAAGATTATGGGATTTATAGAAAAAGATACTTTAGCTGTAGACGCAGTACTTACAAATAAAGGTAGGGATTATTTAAGAAAGGCAGTATTTGGTGAAAATCAAAATGGTGAGCATGTAATTACAAAATTTGCATTAGCAGATGATGAGATAGATTATAGTTTATGGGATATGACTGTAAGTGGTTCAAATTTTGAAAAACCATTTGGTCAAGTAATTGACAATCAACCATTGACAGAACCAAATGTAAATTGGAAATCTCCAACAGATAGTGAGATTATGAGATATTTTTTATTTAAAACATCTATAAGAGAGAGCTAAAAATGGGTGTATTAAACGCAACACAAACAGGAAAAGACGGAGTTGGTAAAGTAAAAACTTTAAGTGGTTTATCAGCAGTTCGTTTAAAGGCAAAAGAAGTTTCTTCAACAAAAAATACTACCTTAAAGGTTACTGGTAATACAACAGGAACTTCTTGGACAATTGGTGTAGTAGTAGAGACTGGAAATTTAGTTTCTGGTTATACTCCACCAGCTGTAAATATGAATCCATCACCTACTTCTGCTTTTACTTATACAATTGATGAATTTGGAGTATAATGTGGGATATATAGATAAAACAACACAAACCGTAACAGCACATTTTACCAAAAGAGGTAGAGAACTTTTAGCAGAAGCTTTATCGGGTGATACATCAGGAAGATATGAAATTACAAAATTTACACTTGGAGATGATGAGATAGATTATCAATTATATGATGAAACACAAACGACTAATTTGAGAGGTAGAGTTATAGAGAATATGCCAGTAATTGAATCATTTGTTAATGAGCAAGAAATCATGAATTATTTTATAACTGACGCACCCGAAATGGCATTACCATATCAATTATCAAATATACCTGCAGAAATTAGATTAACAGGAAAAGATGATGTGGTTGATATTACACCACTAACAGAAAATTTAAACGGAACAGAAACATATGAGTTTGTTCTTGGACATGATAATTTAGTTGAAATGTATGATATGGATAATCCACCAATATCTGATTTTACATTTGCAATATTTGATCAAGGTAGTCCACCAGCTGGAACAGCACCAACTGCAAATTTTAATTATCAAGTCGGTAGTTCGGGAGTATAAAGGAGAAAATAAATGCCAGTAACACAAAATATAGCACCAGTTACTATTAATTTTACAGATACTTCATCTGGGGATAGTTTAAGCTATCTTTGGAATTTTGGAGATGGTGGAACATCCACACAAGCAAATCCAACACATACATTTTTAGCAGGTGTATGGGAAGTTACCTTAACCGTAACAAATTCTAATGGTACAGATACAAGTTCTACCGTAATAGTTGCTTTACCAAGTGGTGCAAATGATACAATGAATATGGGTGGAAGCGGAAAAGGTGGAAATGGTAAAGGTGGAAATGGTAAAGGTGGAAACGGAGAAGGTGGAAATGGTAAAGGTGGAAATGGTAAAGGTGGATTCGGTAAAGGTGGCGGAAACGATAACTTCGACCTTTAAAAAAATTAATGAGAATATATTAAGTGTATATTTATACACAACAAGGAGATAAACAATGAGCGAAATAGACAACTTTTTCACAATCTTACAGGATAACGATAAGAGGACAAATGTTCCAACTATCATATCTTCACCTGTTTGGTCTGGTGGAACAGCGACTTTAACTGCGTTCTATACAGGTTCAACACAGAGTGGAAGTAGTGGTGATTATTACTATGATATCTTTGATAAAGCTGGAACTGATTCAACACGAGAAGTTCAATTCGCGGTAGCTTATGGACATTACGATGGAAGTGGTTCATTATCTACTTCTGCAGGAAATAATCCATCTATGGCTGTATATCGTCAGTTTAGAAATATAGGTATAAAAAATGCATCAAGTACTGATAAATTTGCATTTCCAGCCGGAAACACAAATAGTCCGACAGCCCATAAAGATATTTATGTATTAAGCATAAATAGAGCACGATATAGAGAAAAGTTAGATCCAGGTAACTGGGAACTTTGGTTAGGTAGTGGTGCAAACCGAGTCAAGCTAATTGATGATAGTGGAGCAACCGCAGATTCATCAGTAAAGGCATCTGAAAGAGTATTCAATGTAGTTAGTGGTTCAATTGCAACAGGAACTGCAGTAATTAAGAGTGGTCAAGATGCAACAACATTAGCTAATGATGCTACAGGAACATATGGACTTGTATATCCTGAGTTAGGATTGATTGTATTAAACGCTACAGCATTAGATGCATCACCTTTATCACTTGCAACAGCAGAAACTGCAAATGTTAATGAAAATAACGCTTACAAGTTAGTTTCTAAAATTAGTGATGGTGGTAAGTTTCAAGCAAGAAGAGAAGAACAAATAAAATCTTCTCATTATTTCTGTAGAGTTCAATCCGACAAGTACAATTGGAGTCAAAATCCAACTTACTTCACAGGAACTAACGCAGAATTAACAAATACAACTTTCATTCAAGATCCTAAATCATATATAACTACCGTTGGTCTTTATAATGAACAGAATGAATTGTTAGCCGTAGCGAAATTAAGTCAACCTTTATTGAAATCAAGAGATAGAGAAGCAGTAATCAAAGTACGATTAGACTTTTAAGAGGAGAAAATAAAAATGGCCTTCAAATTATTTAATCCTGACCAAAAGGTAGAAAATTTGTATAGTACTAAGGCAGAACCAATGTGGACTGACGATTCAGGTACTTTAACAACATTTTTTACTGGGTCTACGCAAAATTCTAATAGTGGTAAATACTATAATGATGTATTTAAAACAACAGACCAAACATTAGATGTTCAGTTTGCCATATCTTATGGTCATAGACTTGGTTCTGGATCTGAAGCTTCTACTACTACTGGAACAACTAATCCCACAAAGGGAATTTATTCTCAGTTGAGACAAGTTTTATTACCAGCACAAACTACTCAGTTTAATTTTAAAGGAGATGGAACTCAAAATTATTATAGTGATGATGTTTTTGTTATAGCTGTTAATAGAGCACGATATAGAGAAAAGATGGATCCAGGTAATTGGGAATTACGATTAACAAGTGGAAGTAGCACAATTAGTTTGATTGACGATAGTGGGGGAAATGAAAACCCAGAAGCTGGATGGACAAAACGAGAATTTAATGTAGTTAGTGGTTCAGTAGCAAATGGAGTACACACTACTGCTTCCGCATCAGCAGCCGCTTCAAATTCAGGTTCACATGGTTTGTTTTATCCTGAATCGGGTATGATTATTTTAAATCCGAATTCATTGGCATCTGGTTCTGGTAAAGTTGCATCAGCAAAATACATTGAACCACTTACAAAAAGTGCAAGCACTAACAATTATGAACACAGAAAGTTATTTACTTCAATAAAAAGTGGTTCATATTTCGCAGCTCGTAGAGAAGAAGAA